TTTAATTCTTCTGCACCAATTATATCAGCTACAAATCCATCGGGATCACTTTCTATATTAGCTATTAATGCTGCTTCAGTATAAATATTTTTTTCTCTTATTAAATCACCTAATACAGCATCTTTCTGTAATTCACCTAACATAAGTCTAGCTTGTTCATTACTTATATCTAGCTTTTGTTTTTTACCAGGAAGAAGTGTATCTCTTTCACGAGTAACTGACTCCATCTCAGAAGATCTAGCCCTTGATTCTCGTAAATCAGCTAAATGCGTTGCTACAGTTTCTATTGCCATTGTATATCTCCGTTCAAATTGTCAACTCTATTGTTTTTTTGTCGCTTTTTGGTTTGTTACCAAGAAGACCACCAACAACGCTAGTTCCTAATTCGCCTAGTGTAGTTTCTCTAGCTCGTAACTCGTTAGCTTGTAGCATTCTTAACTTAGCAATTTCTGCAGTCATTGTATCTGCACCACCACCAATGGCAGACCAATAATCTCTTTCAGCACCAATAAATTTTTGTTCAAGATCCATTGTTCCTCTTACTACTTCTTCAGCACCTCTTCCAGCTTCAGCTGGATTGTGCCCTTGAGCAATCATTAATCTAGTTAACCTATCCTTTTCTCTATCAAGAGCTGCAGTATAGGTATCAGGTAATTCTCCCCTAGCTAATTTTTCTTGTTCTTCTTTAGCTTTTTTAGCATAGAAATCTGCAAATTGACTTTGATAAGTTCCTAAGTTTTTATCTAAAGCATCTATTTGTGCTTGTCTAATATCACCTTCATAAGCAGAGAATCCTGCTCCAACCATTTCTTCAATTTTATCTCTGTCAAAACCAAGTATCTTACTACTTCCTTCCTTTTGACCTAAGGTAGTTGCTGGTTTACTTGTAGTGGGTCCTCCCGCACCAGAAGCAGCGGCTAAGTTTGCTTGCATTTGTTGGGTTCTAGCAAACATAGCATCTCTACCAAGATTTAATGCTCCGCCAGATTTCATTACACCACCACCAGCTTGACCCCAAGTAGTAGCAACATTTTGACCCATAATTGATGCAGGGTTTACACCAGTACCAACTCCGAGTTTTGCCATTCCAGTGCCTATATTAGATAAGTGACTAACTCCAGTAAATCCTCTACCAGCCATAAATTGTGCGCCAGTTGTTGTAGGTCCAGCACCCGCTACAGCAGGCCCAAACATTCCACCCGCTTTAAACGGATTACTAAATCCACCAGTCGTAACTCCTGCTGTTATTCCAGCAGTAGCTCCACTTATTAACGCTCCTTTAAGACCTTGTCCACCTACAAGACCCCCAGCAAATCCTCCTAAAGCTGCTCCTGCAATTACATTAACTCCAGGAATCATCATTCCAGCTATTGGCAAAGCTATTGGTGCTATTTTTTTAACTACCTTACCCATTGTTTATTCCTCTTTAATGATTAGGGTTTATTAACCCGTATAGAAATTCGTCCTTGTATTTCATAGTATTAAAATCTATGTATGATTCTTTTTTTATTCCTTCCTTAGTCCAACCTATTTTTTCAGCAAAGGTACCTAATTTTTCATTTGTTGTTTGCATTTGTAATTTGTGTACATGTGAATAATTTTTCCAAAACCAATCATTAATTTTTTTACATTCCACATATAACTTTTTACTTCCTTTAGTGTCTGCTACTAAATCTAACTCAGCAGTCCAAGGACTTTCGTAACGTAATATAAAAATTATTTTACTTGCTTGGCTAGCTATTATAAGTACATCTCCATTTTTTTGACTTTCTTCTAAATAGTTTATTGCAGACTCTATGTCCATATTTGGTCTTTGAAACTTTTCTAAGTCTAATTTCTTACGGAGTAGATTTTTTACCCATAAGTCCATGTCTATTCTCCTCTAATTATTTTAATCCCCCTAAGCTGTAAACCAATTGGTTGCATCTACAGCGATATATCTTCTTGATGCTCCTTCCCCCAGTACATTAGAGTCTACTGCGTTTGCTGAGCCGCCATCTATGGCATCGTCTGTGTTAGGCCATATTTTTATATCCTGACCTGCGTCATCATTTATAATTAAAATTTCTAATCCAGCTGCTGCTGTTGGTAACTTAACTCCATCTCCATCACTACCTACTGTAGTTACTCTATTTATATCTGCAGTTAAAGCTGTTGCTCCAGCTTGAGTTTGAGTACTTCCAGCAGTTATAGAATTAGTTATAGATTTAACAAAATTTCCAGCACCTGTTACTCCAGTATGTTGTACTTCTGTTAAATGAAATCTATCTCCACTAGCTCCCCCAGATATATTTTGTAAGTCATTATGATTACGAGTTAATATAGACGTAATATTAGAACCAGTAAAATCTAATCCATTATAATAACCAACACCACCCGCAGCAGTTCCACCTAATTGTTGACTTAACCTTTCAAAATATCTTTTCCATAAAGGAGAAGTTAAAGGCGTATGTAGTGGTGGTGGTCCTAACGCCACTAATTATCTCCTTCAGAGTATTTACCTAAGTATAATCCTAATTCAAGTCCTTCTATTCTAAGAGGAGTATTAGCTGTATGTCTTAACCTAAACGCCCTTCTAATAAAACTTCCTAAAGATACTAATCTTGGAAATGAGTTTTTCATATCCACAGTTCTAGAAGTCTTGTAATTATTATAATCATCATCTGTCCAATCTATAGTTACTGTAGATGATGTTGCTTGTACATCCCCCACAACTGCCAATCTATATAAAAATTTAGGTCTAGTTGTTAAAAAATCGTATTTATTAGTTAATATTTCTACTTTAATATCATTTGTTGAATCTTGATGAATGTCAAGATCCATTCTATATACTTTTCCATTATCTTCATCTAAAATAAAATGTTGGTCATCATGATTGCAATAATCAATACCAGTAAAATAAGTTTCGGTGCTTCCATCAAAAGAGGACCATTCAGACCACGTTCCATCTCTTAAATCACACACTAAAGTTTTAGCAGTATTTTTAAGAGTTAATATATAAAGTTGATGTCCAGCTATTCTCATTCCAAAACCGTATGCATCAGCTATTCCATTACCACCAGCGTTAGCTTCTTCATCAATTAATCGTTCTATAGGTTTAGTACTTAATGTTTTTAAATCATTACCACTAAACATCATAACAGATTTACCACCTGAGCGACCTTGTGCCATCCAGACTATTGTATTTTCTCCTGACCAAACTGTCTTGCCATTAGCACATCCATATCGTATAGCAATACCTTCTACTGGATCTAATACAGAGCCTGATGCATTACCAGCGTTAAAGAAAAACTCTGTTGACCATTCGTTAAACGCTACTATATAATTTAAATGTCTAGCTAATGCTATTCCTTGATCAGGTTCCAACTGACAAGTAATCTTATGAGTTGCAGTCCAATCTGTTGGATCATTTACAGCAGTGTGAAATATTTCACCAGTAGATCCTTTCATAACAAATATAAACCCATCTAAATTAACTATTCCAGGAACTAACCCAGTCGGTATATCAGCGTCAGTCATCTTTGTCATTGTACCATCTGCAGCAACTGTCCATATTTTATCAGATACTCTAAATACTAACCTTGGGGTACCACCTCTAATCTCAGTTACATCTACTCTACCAGTAGCATCATCCAATGTACCACTCAATGCTGAACCATCTTTGAATATTTTATTTCCAACAACAGCGTAAATAGCATCTCCGTCTGGCCAAGCATATAAAGCTCTACCAGCAGCTGTAGCTGTAGTTTGAGAGTCTGAAAACCCAGGTCTTTTAACTATATATGTTACTGGTGCATCTTCTTCTCTAGCACTTGCAATCTGTTCAGGGTAACAATTTTTAAACCATTGGTCTTCCGCTGTACTAAATAATCTTTGATTTGGTAACGCATACAAAGGAACCCTTAATGCTTCCATTGGCATAGTAGTTACCTCCTATATGTTCCGTGTCTGTCAGCTGGAAGTAGGAAAAGAGATTCTTGTTCACTTGACCAAGCTTCACATTGACCTTTTAATAATGATTGTATTTGAACTATTTCAGCTAATCTGGTATCACTTACTCCATATTTAGGAGCTATAAAAACTGCTAATCCCCAACATAA